AATGGTACATTGCTAGAAATAGCCAAATCTTTAAACGGGATAGACCTTAACAACCCCTCTGAAAATACCCTACAATTCTACCCTAATGGCAGCGTTAGATTCTTTGGAGTTGATTAATGGCTTTTATGATAGAATCAAAAACCCAATGCCTTTAGGCTTGGGAGCTGTCAGATTAAATGGAAAGAGGGGCAGAAAAATGACTAAAGAAGAATTTGCGGAAAAGGTCTTAAAGAGTCCAAAAAATACTGTTTTTGTTAATACAGATCAGGTGTTGAATGCCATTGAGGTTTTTACTGATCTCGGCATGCTACCCCCTTTGACTAGAGCTTTGCCTGAAGATTTCTCAAATACGGGTTTTGACCAAGATTTTTTAGATGAACATGAGTTTCAAGTTAATAGGTGGGAGGAATAATGAAATATTACGATAAAACCAAAAGAAAGCCCACGGCTTTAGTCGTGGGAGTATGTCAATGATTTGTTTTGAGATTGACTTAAACGGCGAACGGTTGTATAAAAGAATAAAGATAGAAAACCCAAATACAAAAGTGGAGATTATTGATGAAACCATACATTAGCCTTGACATTGAAACAACAGGCCTAAACCCAAAATCACAAATACTTCAGATTGCTATGGTCTATGATGACCTTAAAACGCCAATCGATCAGCTACCAACATTTAACAAAAAGATTTTTTACGAATCTTTCTCACATGCCGAACCATACGCTCTCATGATGAATGCTAAATTGATTCAGGAAATGTCAAAGGGGTACGGTAATCTCGGAGACGATTGGATTTATAACGAATATGCAATTGGCCATGTTATTGATTTCATGATGAAATGCACAAAAGACAAAAAAGATAAAATTGTTTTTGCTGGAAAAAATGTTGCCTCTTTTGATATTCCTCTGATTCGCCAAATGGCTGCCAAACAGGGTGATGATGGTATTTTTAACGACCTTTGTCACCATAAAACAATCGACGTTGGATCTCTCTATTTTGATGTATTTAAAGAGAATGTTAGCCTAAGTAAGATTAATGAATTAACAGGAAGAAAGCCAGTAAGCCATGATGCTTTGGACGATGCCATGGATGTGGTATATGCCATTAGGCATAAGTTGGGAGTTAAAGTATGAATTTGGTTACTCGGTTTGGTTATGTACAAATTGTTGACTTGGATTTTTTTGTTAAAAATCTACAAGTGCGACCGTTGATTTATGGTGATTTTAGTTATCTTCAAAGAATTAGCCATGGAACGATTGTCCATCGCACGACTGATGGACTAGAAACTTTAAAAAACGACAGTTTTGTTAAAATAGAGCCAACAGTCCGTAAATTTGAAGTAATTGGTGATATTGAGCAGGGAATAACTGAGGATATCAAAAGTAACGTCAAAATGAAGGGCAAAGCTAAAAGCGTTGAGCAGATTCTTTTAGATTATGTTGACAGATTTGGGGAGCCAACACATTTAGTCATGATGCCAAACAATCTGATCATGCCGGTTAATTTTAATGACTTTCATGTTAAAATTTTCAGTAATGAATTTGCTTTTTGTTGTATAGAACCAGATAGGTTTTTTTCTTATCAGCATGATTTGGATAGACATTTGAAGGAGATTAGGGCTTGATTAAAGAATACATAGAATCTTGGCTTAAAAAAAGAATTGACTATGAACTTCAGGCTAAGGGAAGAGCTAAAATCAATAATACAGGATGGAAAAAGCTTAAAAATTATCATTTGCGTAATTATATCAAGCAGCTAGATAACCCTTTTGGCTTTCTTTTTCAGTTAAAGTACAAACATAGGGGGCTTTTTAAGGATATATCTTGCGCAAATAAGCTTTATTATTTAGAATTAGATAAAAGAAATGAAAAGATGGGATTGACAAAAAAGGAATGGTAGTCCGAAAATGACAATGACTAGCAAAAGCAAACAAGTACAAATTGGAAATTCAAAATGGACAATGGAGAAAAAAAAGCCAAAAAACAAAATTTACATTCTTTTGTAAAAGCAACCTTACGCTCTGCTTCTTTAAGATGGTGGGCAAGAGAATCTGTATTTAAAAGGATTAAGGTCGATCGTGGTCAGTATCGCTGTGAGGAATGTAAAGAAATATTTAAACGTGGAGAAATTCAAATAGACCATGTTGAGCCAGTAATCGATATTCGTTTAGGGTTTACTACTTGGGATGATTACATTATGCGTTTGTTCGTAGAGCCAGAAAAGCTACAAGGTATTTGTAAATCATGCCACGAGTCAAAAACTTTGCGAGAGGATGCTATGCGTGAGCATTTTAATAAAAAAAGAAAAAAGAATGAAAAGTGAGAAATCCCGATGAATAATGCCGATATAACCTATCAGAATCTTCTAACTGATGTTATCCAGAATGGTGTTTCAACCAATGACAGAACCCGCGTGGGCACTAGATCAGTCTTTGGCCGCCAAGTGCGATTTGATTTAACAGATAATAAAATTCCTCTTTTGACAACTAAAAAAGTCCATTGGAAAGCTATAGTCATCGAGTTATTGTGGTTTATTCGAGGGGAAACCAATACTTCTTTTCTCCATAAACATGGAATTACTATTTGGGATGAATGGCAAGGGAAGAATGGTGAATTGGGTCCAATTTATGGGTATCAATGGCGTAAATGGGGCGGTGATCAATTGAAAAAAGTCATTGAGCGGATTAAAACAAATCCGGATTGTCGAAGGCTCATTGTTAACGCATGGAATGCAGACCAAATTGATCAAATGGCATTAATGCCTTGTCACACGATGTTTCAATTTAAAGTTTATGGGGATAAATTAAGCTGTCAATTGTATCAGAGAAGTGCTGATATTTTTCTAGGAGTTCCTTTTAATATAGCATCATACGCCCTACTAACTCATATGATAGCAAAACATTGTGGTTTGCAAGCGTATGAATTTATTCATACTTTTGGCGATCTTCATTTGTATAACAACCATTTGGAAGCTGCTCAACTTCAACTAACCAGACTTCCATACCATTCACCTAAAATAGAAATTAATATTGATAATCCCATTTTGTTTGCGGAAAACTGTGATGAAATGTCTTGGAACGAAATTGAAAAAGCCATCCGATTGGTTGATTATGTGTCACATCCATTAATTAAAGCCAACGTTGCTGTTTAAGGAAGAAAATGGATAAACCATTTAATTGTTGGAAATGTACTGCCTGTTGCAGAGCTTGTAATAAGGTGGATGAATTGAAAGCATTTGATCGAGGGGATGGGGTATGTATTAACTTGCTAAAAAATGGAGATTGTGCTATATATGAATCCAGACCTGAAATATGTAACACGAAAAGAATGTACGAAAAACATTATGCCTCCAGGTTATCCTGGGACGAATACGTTGTTTATGGTGAAATAATTTGTAAAATCTTAGAAAAAAACATGGACAAAAACAAAAAAATTTGATAAAGTGGAGTATTATGGAGACATTAATTGAGATATTGGTGGGATTTTTAGGGGCGGCTGCTGCTATTGTTTTGTTTCGCTTGCTGAAACCATCGCCCAGTGATAATAATTCAAAAGTAATGGTTGAAGTTAAACAATTAGAAAAAGAAAACAGTGAGCTGGAACAAAAAGCCAGAAACACTCTTCAAGAAGCCCTTGATCGAATAAACGATTTAGAGGAGAAAAAACGTGAAAAAATTAAAACTCAGCAGGAATTGGCTGATTTTTTTAATAATCGTAAGCCTGATTAGCCATATTTCATTTGCAAAAGATGCCATTCCAATGAATAAGGGGGATCAAGCCCCCTTCAATGGTATTTTGTTATCAACAAAAAAAGCCGAACAAGTTCGTATTGAGTTAATTGAAAAAGATCAATTTGCGATTTTTAACAAAGCTTTATTGGAAGTTAATGATGATCAAGCGAAGATTATTAAAAACCAAAGAACCCAAGTACGCTTATTGTCGGAGCAAAATAATAAGTTAATGAATCAAATTGAAAGAACAAAATGGGAGCGTCATCTCTGGTTTGGACTTGGAGTTTTAGCCACAGGATTATCAATTTATGGGGCAAAGCAGCTTGTTAAGTAACAAGAAAATTAAGCATATATCAGAACTTACAGAAGAAGAACTACTGGCTCAGCTCGAAGAAGCCGAATCGACTGATATTGGTGCGTTGCAACAGGTTCAGATCATTCAAACCCCGCTTCTCGATTTCATCCACCGCTTTGATTTAAAACCCGGAAAACATCCAGTTCCAATTCGAGCAATCACCCTACTATATCGCAAAACAACCACAGACAGAAGAATAAAACAAGCTGTGTTAGCCAATAGATTGCGCATGTATTTTCGTATTATAGATAATATGGTTTATATCAATAAATCATCATTCCAAATTCAAGCTAATTTGGAAAAGTATTTAAACAGGAAAAGGAGGATACCGTTAACCACAGAATCTTTTACTAAAAATATTATATCTTTCTTAGAACATAGTGGTATCAAGCAAGGACCTGTACCTGTTCCTTGCTATGTCATATATCATATTTATCGCGAATATTGCGATAAAGTTAAAAGAAAGCCAGTTGCTAAAAGTAATTTTTTTATCGTTGGGGATAGATTGTGGCCAAAAACCACAACCCAATATGGAGAGTCTTATTTAGTTAATAATAAAGGTGATTTATATCATGTCAAAAAATACAAAGAAATTGAAAAAATATATTCAAAGCCACCAAAAAACAGAAAAATCTTCAGAAAAAGATTGCCGAAAAAAGTCAAAGCGTAGTTTAACCCTATATCCAGCTCTAGAACCAGGACTCAATTTAAAAACTCGCCAAGAAGAAATAGATGATGTGAGAAGCTATTTTCATAAACTTAGTCCAGAAGAAAAAGCATGGATGAATGCTTTCATGGAAGAAGAAAATAACGCTAATTTCAATCACAATGGACCAAAGCTCAACAAGAGCAGAGAAGATAAAAAAAGAATTTATAATAAAAATAATGCCAGAAATCGTTGTATATTGACGAGAGAAAAGGCACAGGGTAAATTAGTTTTTTATGAAAGGCTAGAAGATTTGGAAAAAAAATAATTATTGGCCGCGCAATCTTCGCAATGCTTCTAATTGATATTGCCGATCTATTTCAGCCTCATCAATCAAATCATCCTCTTGTCCATAACCAGCTGCTATTCCAGCTGGGGATTTTTGATAATTTAATAAAGCTTGTCTTTCAACCTCAGCTTGTTTTTCTCTTAAATCGGGTTGAAATAATTTAAACAAATGCTTCATATTATTTCATCAAGCCTTTTAAAATTTGACGGATTTGTTCTTCTTTTATATCATTCTCATTAACTTCTGGGACATCTGGGGATGTCTTTTTTTGTTTTAAAGCAGCTTCTAGTGCCTCAACCGGAACTTCTTGCTCAATATCTTCATCCATACTATCCTCACCCAAACCACCAATAAGCAGTTCTGGTTTTTCTGGAATCGGCTCAATTTTTTTCTTTTCTTCTGGTTTTTCCGCAATCAAAGCAACGGGACCCAAAGCCATCGTTCCAACCCCAGCCCCTGTCAATAATTTTTTTGCCAGCTCTTTTACCATTTTAGATTTCATAAATATTACCTTTTATCGTTTATGGAGCCAAGTTTATCAATAATAGTCTTAAAAATATCAGAGCCATGAATATAATTCAAATTTTCCATAAGTGATTTCAATTCAACCACGCCTATAAGACCTGAAATAATTTTACTAATTGGAAGAATTGATTCAATCATGAATATTTCCACAAGAAAGCTAAGACAAATTGCTGTAAAATAAACACCTATTTTTGTGACAGTTCGACGCAATCCAGCTGAAGTAATGGCCTGTCCTTTCTTTCGGGCAGCCAACACACCCGTGATTAAATCGGCAATAACTAAAACCACAGTGACGATAATCATTGCCTTTATTGGAGCAAACACGGCGAGCAATACTACTATTAAATTTTTTAAAAAGTCCATTATTGCCCCTCTTTTAACAAGTCACCCAATAAAAGCTTAGCATTTGGGTTTTGAGATATAGTAAATAATGCTGCATTTCTCTTATAAACATCATCATTCTGCACAGCTTCTTTTAATGTTTGTCCAATAGCAGAAAGTGATTTATTTTCCATTAGTTTATCGGAAAATTTAAGTAAATCTTCTTTTGGGGCATTATATAGAAGTTTAATTGGATTAGTAAGTGCTGTTTTAGCTCGACCAGCCATGTTGGCTCCTGTTAAAGCAGCAGCTCTCCAAGTACTACCAGTATCCATAATAATAGCTGGGATATTTCGTTGAATAGAAGCCATTTCTTCAACATTGGACATTTGTCGGCGAACAGCTGCATCATCGGCATATTCTTTAATAAGTTTAGCGTATTCATCCGCTGAGCGAGGCAGAGCACTTTTTAATCCCCTAGCGGCTTCAGTTTTTTCAAATTGACGCATTCCTCGAATAGTATTGACAAAAGCTTCTTTGGTCGGTCCAGCTGTTGCTCCACCTTGAGTAGCACCCTTAATTAGTGCTCTTAGTTTTGTAAGTAGTTTTTGATTTGGGTTTTTTAAATCACCAAAATAAATATCTGCAATCTCTTGAGGTAGATCACCAGCGACAATACTCTCTGGAACCAAACGACGGAAATTTTCAAATCGCTCAGCTGCTGCTTTGTAAGCTGGAATTTGATTTTTCATTTCCATGGAGAGATTTTTACGGAAAGCATTTAGATTGCGAACAATAGCATTCTCAACTTCAGTTGGATTAACAGTTCTGCTAAATTTACTGATGAAAGTATCCACATCATCAATCAAAGATTTAGCTTCATTCGGGGTTAAAGCTTTGTCTGTTGCATCGGCAATTTTACCAAGGATATAACGACCCCTCGGATTTAATTGCATTTCCTCCATTAAATCATATGCGATATTTAACGATTTAAGGGATTTCTGAAGAACTGGATATGCATCAATTTTTACACCTCTTTCAGTTGCCTCAACAAGACTATCACCAACTTGCTTACCGATAATCTTGTCAGCTTGAAGAATTTCATCCATTATCTTTTGTGCTCTTTCAGTATCAATAGTTGAAAGAGATTGTTTATCTAATCCCGTTTCAAGAAGGGACTTTTCTGAAACCGGATTAATACCTTTAGTTCCATATTCAAAAGACTTTTTCATTTGTCTTGCGAATGGAAGCTCTTCAACGGTTTCGGAAATCCATTCTTTTACTGGTTCAATTGCTTTTTTAGCCGCAGGAGCAACAACGTCTTTAACAGCTTGTAACCCCCCGCCAATAGCCGCTCCTATTCCAGCTCCCATCAAAGTGTCACCCAACGCTTGTTCTTGTTGAGCATCATCGCCCAACAATGAACCCTCGGAACGTCCCAACGCCTCCAAAGCAACGCCAGGAGCCGCTTTAGCTGCTTCCGTGCCAATACGAGCCAGTTTGCCCGCTCCTTGAGCGGCTTTACCAACACCGAGTAATCCACCAAGAACCTGACCAGACGGTATGCTTGCTGCAAAATCAGCCCCTCCATATAGCCAAGGACTACGCTCTTCGGCTTCTTTAAACATATCTCTAGTGCGAGCTAGTTCTTGCTCGTAAGATGGTTCAATATTCTGTACATCAAACCCCTGCGCCCTCAATGCAGCGTCAGTTGCTTCCTCTCCCGACAACTTACTAATCAAAGGATCGAGTAGCTTATTGGCTCCCGCTGCCAATTCATCAGCAAAACCAAAAGTCAAACCTTGTGCCGCACCCAATGAGGCATCTGATAAGTTTTGTAATGCGTCGCCGGCAAGCTCTTTGATCTGAGCCAATTTGCTTGATTTAGGAGCTTGGTCAAGTTCAAATTGATCAAACATCTGATCAAATTGCTCAGCACTTGGGGATTCATCAAATATTTTATCAAAATCTTTCATGATTAATCCAGAATCTTATATTTATTTTTATCCATATTGACAGTACTTGAGCGCGGAACTAAGCGGACAGCACCATCACTAAGTCTTTGTACTCTAACAGTTTCAGGCTTTGCTTCTTCTTTCTTAGTTTCTTTTTTTGCACTCATATAATCAAATTTATTCATTTCTTTCTCACCCATACCCATACCAGCAGCATTAGTAATAAAAGGCTGAGCGATCTCTCGATAATTTTTTTCTGCCAAATCTCGCTGTTGGCGACCAATTTCTAAAACACCACGACGGAAATCATCACTCAAAAGCTGACCACTTGTAATTCTTTTTGCCTTAACACCCAAATCTTCAAATAACGACATACCCTTTCGAGAGAGCGCAATTTCACCTTCTTTAACAACTGACCCTGGATCAAGAGTTCTAATAAAGTTATATAACAAGGCAACATCTTTTGGACCACTGGGTTTACTATTAACAAATTGCTCAACTGATTGAAAAGCAGTATCAATTTTTTGAAATTCTTGAAATGGCTTTAGTAGTGTCTTTCTTGCACCATCAATAAAAGCTTGTTGATTTTTTTGATCTCTTAGTAAGTCGGCTTTTTGACGAGAATCAATAACTTGTTTTTGCGAAAGAAGATTATAAGCATTAACGCCCATATCTTTAATATTTTGAGCTGAAACCTTTTCATTTACAGGATACCCAGCCTTAGTGAGAATAGCTCGCAATTGTTTTGAAAGCTCTGAATTAGGATCGCGCATTTTTTTATCATCTTCTAATTCACGCTTGGCCTTTTCTAATTTATTTTCAGTCGCTCTCATTTCAGCTAATTGTTGAACTCCAGCAACAGCACGACTTCCCTTAGCCAAAGCATTGGCGACTTCGTAATCTGGTTTTGTTCTACTAATTGCCGAACCTGCCTGAATCCCAACCCGAAGAAGATCATTAAGAAACTGGGATTGATTGTCGGCTCTTTGAGCCTCAATTAATGCTTTCATTAAATCAAGTTCAGCCTCTTCTTTTTGCTCCTCTTTTTGAGGTTTGGGAGCTTTAGCGGCTTTATTCAACATATCAGTAACCGCTTTTTTATCTGAATCAACCTCCTCTGTCATTTTTGGAGCCTCTTCAGGGGTTTCGGCTTTAGGAATTGGTTTCTCACCGGGAAGAAGAGGTACTTGAACATTTTCTTCTGGAAGCATAGACAAACCAGCAGCCCCTAGACCGAGCAACCCTCCGCCGACCATTAGTTTTTGAGACTTACTCATTCCGGGCTTCAAAACGTCATCAATCGAACCCTTCAAAGATTCCGCTGTTTCAGCTAGGCTTTTAGCCGGAGCTTTAGATGCAACTCCTCTGGGAGTTTTCTTAACACTGGTTTCAATTATGTCGTCAGCCAAACCCCCCTGCATTCCCTTTAAAGCGTCTAAATTTTTCCCAGAACCAAGCTTAGCTGTGGCATCGTCCGCCCCACCCTTAAGGCTCCTAATAATTTTCCGCACCAATTCCGGTGATTCCTCAATGGCTTCTTTAATTATCTTTGTTTTACTCATCTAATTCCTCTTTTGGTTTTAGATATTTGTCTTTCATGCGCTTCATAGCGGCTTGACGCAGCTCCAATGGATATTGTGGATTTTCAATAATTTCTGAATCAGAACCAGCTATGGGACCAGCAGCTTCTGCATCAAAAGGTTCCATTAACATACCAATACCAGAAAGAGCCTTAGCTCCAGTTTTAACTGCTTTATTACTCAAAACCCCCAATGTTTTTTTAGCATTATCCAGAGCTTCCCGACCCAATTTACCATACATTTCTGGATTAGCATTCTTAAACATAGCTCGAGTACGAGCTTCCGTCAAATACTTTTTAGCTAGTTCCTTGTTGGGTTGAGAAACAGTAGTTTCAACAACGTCGTCGCCTAATGTCCGAGCTAAATCATCGGCTATTTCATCAAACTGTTTGACTTTATTTGTCATATTAGGGCTGCCTTCAATCTTATCGGGAATTAAAGCAGTGGGTTCAAGAGCTTGTGATTCTTGCTTTGATTGCTCAAGAAGTTCCATGAGAGCTTGTAATTTTTCTTCTTGCGTCATGCTATTCCTCGAATATTGGAATTTCCAGTATAATTATAAGTCTAAGGTTTTTGCTGTTGCTGTGCTCCATATTGTTTTTCCAACAAACTCATCATTCGGTTTTGATTTTGCATATTAGCATAAGCATTTATACCACCACCAATGGCACTACCAATTCCTTGGAACATTCCAGCTGTTTCAGCCGCTCTGCTCTGATACTGAGATGCTTGACCCAATCGAGCATTCGCCAATGATTGAGCATAACTTAAACGATCCTGCCAGTAATCACGCTGAGCTTGAACTTGGCGAAGTTTTTCGGCGTTAGCCATTTGTATATTAGCATCCGCAATTCGTTGTTTTTCCGACAAATTCATTTGTTGTGCTTGATTTAAGCGGTCAATGTTACCGCGTTGACGAGCTATTGAATTTTGAGCCAAGAACATATTGCGAGCATCTTCAGCCTGCCTTCTTGCCATCTCAGCTTGGAAATCCTGACCCCGCACACTAGAAGCAACATCTGCCATCCCAGAAGCACTTGAGCGAATGCGCTCAGCCATCATTGCAGCTAAACGATCGCCCTCCGAAGAGGCTCGATCTGCTCCAGCCTGAGCAGCCTGAAGCTGAGCAACCAAAGAAGCTCCGGAACCAGCCATTCCAGTACGTCTAGCGTCAGCCAAAATTTGCTGTCTTTTAGCTTCAATATCTTGTTGATTGGCTTGACGAAGTTGGTTGAAAGCCGCTCTTTCTTCTGGACCAAACCCAGTCTTACCTTGCTGACGGAAGATATTAAGAGCTTCCTTTTGAGCTGATCGAAGTCCTTCATCCTCCTCTAATTTAGCAACACTAGATTCGGCAACTTCAATATCTTGTTCTAATTCAGGGGTTAGGATACCAGCACTCTGAAATTGCTGATAAATAATTTCTTTGGATAAATCAGGCGGAAGTCCTACTGATTGTAGTTCTCTAAGTGCTGCTGCCATCATTCTTCGAGCGCGCCGACGATCACCAGCACCCATTATATTTCCAACTAATCCTCCTATAACCGGAGCCGCAACCGAAGCCACAGCCATCATTGTCATTGGTTCCACTTATATTTCTCCTACTTAAAATGGTGTTTTAATTTTTTCAAATTGATTTGGATCTTTACCAAAATATTCCTCGACAAATCGCTGCAATTTACGATTTCTTGGCTTATTTTGATTCAAAACCTCTAAACTATATTCATCCGGAGTTTTAAAATTATCAGTTTCAAAAGCATCCGCCCACACTTGATTTTTAGTTACAATTAGGTGATTTTCAGTGACTATAGGATAAACCACTGATTCATCAGTGCCTATTGGATATGATTTTTGAGAATCCGAAACTCGCTTCCATTTTCCATTTTCAAAAACAGCATGACCGCCAGTAACTTTTACATCACCATATTGATATAAATCAGTAGCGAGGGCTTCTCCGTTTGAAATGACTTTCCCCCCCAACGCAACCTCTTCACCAACAAAAACATCTTTAATTTTCTTATATTTTCCATTAGCCATCAACACTTGAGTATTGGGACCAAAACAAAACCATTTTTTAAATTTTTTTCCAACACTAGACACAGCACCGCCTATACTTTGCCCAATACCGCCAATTGTTCTACCAACATCACCAACCACTCGCCCAGTGGCATCGATTGGTTTATTGAGGAATTGTTTTGCCACATCAAAACCGTAATCTAAATTTTTATTTACTAAATTACCATACCCTTCGTTCATTTTTAATAATGCTTTACCAACTTCTGTATCAGCCAAAGATTTACCACCAATATTTAATTTTAAAAGCCCCTCTTGCAAGGCTAATGGCTGATTAATTCCAGCTTTCGCAAACCCTTCTATTGCCTCAATTCCTTTACGTCCAGTTTCCGCAGCGTTTCCAATTGGATTGGATAAAAATTCACCTGGACTTAAAATAGGTTGAAGTGCTCCACCTGCGTAGTCAAAGCCGGAAGAAATCCCTTGACCATACCCAGTAACCATCCGGTTAAAAAACTTTTCTCGCTCCTTTCTTTCTTCTTCTAACTTAGCTCGATAAGCAGCATCATTTCGAGCTTTTTCATCCTCTAGTCTCTGAATTTCTCGATTTAATGAATCATAATCAAAGCGAGAGGCTCCAGCTTGAAATCTACCGTCTTGACCGGCAAATTCAAAATCTGAATCCAAACCGCCCGACAGACGATTTAAAGCCATTAGCTTGGCTCTTTCCTCATCAGTAGCCAATCCGGCTTTATTTAAATTTTGAGCTTGATTAAATCTTAATCTCTCACCAACCAATGAAGCAATATCTGCCCCAACGTTTAAACCTCTTTGAAGCAAAGCTCCTTGCCCCACAAGAGCTTGAACATCATCTTGTGAAAGCAAATTAGCTTCAGCTGCGGCATTCAAACCCAAAATAGCGCGTTGTTCTTGTGGAATGTTTGCAAAATCCCCTTTTCCAGAAATAATATCCTGAACTCTTTGGAATCTTTCTTGTTTTTGCGCCTCTTGCTCCTGAACTGTTTTTACTCGATCTTCAATTCCACTCATTATCGGGTTGCGTGTTTGCTGTAACTGTTCCCTTGTTTCTTGTCCGAAAATATTTGCTCTATTTGCTAACTCCTGCGCATACTGACTAGCTGACTCATTAGCTCGAGCAAGTTCCTCACTAAGCCCTCTAGTTTCTCGACGAGCTTGTGCTAATCCCTTTTGACCTGTTAACCCCAACAAGGCAGTATCCAACATTTGCTTACCTTGATTATAATCTTGTCCGCCAACAAATCTTCTCAAAAGCTCTTGACGACCGCCAGTTGATCGAGTAAGCTGACCGACTTGCTCGGCATCCATGGCTTGGCCGGCTAATTGATCAATATCTTGTAATTCACGTGGACCTGAATATGCTCCGGATCGAAATCTAGCGAATTTATTGACTTCTTCATCTGAAACCGGCGTAAACCCAGATTGGGGCTGTGCAGTATTAACCTGAACACCAGATACTGGAGTTTGTGTATTATTTGCTTGATTACCAGACACAGGAGTTTGAGTGGTGCGGTCGACTCCGCTCTGAGCCACTCCAACTGTTGCTCGAGGTCTATTTAAATCTGAATTTTCCTGTTGATTTGTTTGAGAATTAAAACGACCTAAAATATTAGCTCTTTCCTGTTTGCTTTGTTCACTATCGAGACGATTTTTTTCAGCTTCTGTCTGAAAGGACTGTTGCGCTTGTTGTGTTTGTTGTCTAATATTTTGTCCAACTTGTTGAACACCACTAGCTACAGTCTCGCCTAATTTATTTCCTCGATTGGCTTGAAGCACTCGATTTAAATTTACAAACCCGCTGCCTTTGAGATTTCTATTGTTTGGTGGAAGCATTTTAATTAATCCTCTGTTAAATAGTTGTTAATTTAATGCAATAATTCTAAGCCTATAGCGATTATTAGCCTGAAGATTAGACACATTTAAAATCCTAACAAAATCATTTAATTGAATAAAATTAATAAATGGAGTGCCTGTCGGATAAATACTTGAATTTGTTAGGTTTTGTGCTCTTACGCAAATACAACCAGTTACATTGGTGGTTGGTAAATCTGTCGGAAACCCCACTTGACCTATCACATCCCCGTTAGAATCAACAATAACGTCCACATCTCGAACCGTACAGGCAATATTATCACTAAAACTTAAACGCTTGTTTAAAGCCTCATAAAGAGATTCAAAAGAATCATTAACAACCCTGCTAAGCTTTTCAATAAGCTCCTTATTTTCATCGGGGTAATCTTGAGTCATTATTCTTCGATAACTAGGTAATCTCATTATCTAAATGCCCTTGTTGATTGTCCAATTTCACCTGTCAAAGTCATACCAAGTAGTCTCCAGTTTTCCCTAGCCACAGTGTGACTAAATTTTCCAATAATAAAGCGGCATCTTTGACATTGACGAGGAATATATGTTCTAAGAGGAGCCGCATTAGATAGCCCCCCAAAAAATCCTTCTCCGAATTCATTATGACCAAATACGCCATTTCCATCTAATTTAAAAGGAATTTTAATAAATTCAGGAAGCAGATCGGTAGCAAAAGCCAATTCTCCGGAAGTTAAATTTCGAGTTTCAAACATCAAAGTCGCTTCTCTTATGTGTTTTAAATTCAATGGATCACCAAAAGTACTGGGAGAATAAGTGATACTTGATTTAATCGCTTTAAAAACAGTAGCTTCCCCAACAATAAAATCCAAAGTCAAATTAACTGTCAACTCTTTGGTTATTTTGTTTATATTTGTAATAATGGCTTCTTGAATTGTATTTTCGGTTATTAAGCTATAGTTACTAAAACTTACACCGGTATCGTCATTTAAAACTGACACAATTTTGTTAAAGCACGTTTTAAGATCATCAAAATCATCATCAACCGTTTCCCAATCTGCCGTAGTACCTTCAACATTGACAAATAGTGGAATACTAAATTGGTTAGCATTAATTACCGTCACTGCATAAGTACCATCAATGATTGGCTGCGAATCACTATCCGTAATTTTTACAATTCTTCCTGTAATCAATCCGTGGTTATTTGAAGTAATTACAGTCGGTTCTCCGTCGTCGATGAAGGTTGCTGTTCCACTTTTGGTTCCAATTAAACTTGAGAAATTATTGGCGACAATATTTGCATCGTTATCTAATTTAGTCGCTAAAAGCTCTAGTTTTGTACGCAAATTATTTCCCTGACTGGCTTTTAGTGTGTTTAAATAGTTATTATCTGCTGGCCCGGGATCAAGGTCTAGTTTTTCAAGAAGTTGATTATATTTATATATAGTAACTGTTTGATCTTGGACAATAACGTCACCAATTTCAAAATTTGTTACACTCGGTACAATAATTTTCTTACCTAGAATTTTATTATTGCTTAAAGTAGTTATATATTCACGATCGGCATAATCAAGTCTGGAGAAATCCTTTCTTTCAATTTCAGTATAAGCAACGTCTTGAGCACCCAAATATAATTTATCATCTAAAGTTCCAATAGCACCACAAATACTTGCCTTATCGTAAACCGTCCAAGTATTAGTTAATGTAGAATAACGATATGCAATTGTTGAATTGACATCGGCTGGATTTTTCACAGTAAATACCAAGTAAGAGTTGTCGGATTCGTAGCCGATTCCCCAAGTTGCCGTTTTAAAATGCGGGAATGATGCTGACTGTGTTTTTAAAATAATGTTGTCAATTGGTCGAGAAATAACCGATGCTCCACCTTCCGTCAAGGACTGAATCCCTTGAGTCGTCCAAGCGTAAATAACGTTCTGACAAACTCCCACAGAATCTGGAGCAAGAAGAATAAATGAGTTATCAAACAAACTAGATTGAAATGGAGCACCTTCACCAGAAACCCGATAAAGACCATCTTCTTTAAAAACAAACAAAGAATCTCGTAGGGCAAAAATTCTTAAAATAGCCCTATCTGAAGAACCCAAATCGAAATAATTAACAATTGGCACAGCTTCAGGTTGATCTGCTTTTGAGTAGTAAATTCTATTAACCTTTTGTTCATTCTCAGATTTTAAAGCAACTGATTTACGCACAATCGATCCAATATTTCCTGCTACACCGACATAAGCCGATATAGTAAAAGTTGTAGAGTTCGTGACATTAACCCTATAAATTCCATCAATCGACGGAGAAGAGTTACTGGAAGAAATAACTATTTCATCTCCTGTCTCCAAACCGTGAGCTGTAGCTGTTGTGATGGTCACAGTAGAGGTACCAGTACTGATGGTTGAAATTAGTACATCTGGACCAATTTCAGGGCTAAATGAAAGACCAGTTACATCATTATTGGAAGAAACATAAAATGGATCAAGATCATTTAAAGATCGAGCCTCTAAAAACATTTTACCAGGAACATCAAAAGCTCCGGATAAATAGTAAGCATAAACTATTTCGCCTTTATTTCTATTAATAACTTCAACCAATGATCGAGCTGTATTATCCACCGCTTGAGCCGGAGATGGAGCCGTTGATAGAAGTATATCGATTCCTCCGACAACTTCCGTTGAAACTAAAAACCCGGAATCCGCAACAACTTCTGTTGCATTGGTGCATTGACCAAATTGCTTATTTGTGACAGTCACCACATTGCCCGCAACCTCGGTTTCAAATAGATTCGATGGAAGAATATCAGCAAATTTTGTTGCCATTTGAGCAGCAGTTTCTGTACCAGTTACGTTCACTTGAAGAAGAGTTTTATTAGGAATGTTTGGTAAAGTCGAACCGGTTCTCTTAAAAGCAATAACAAATCGGTTTTGATCTCCGGGTGTATTTATGGTGACATAATCCGATGTACCAGAGTTGACGTAATTAGCTCCGGCTACCAATGTGAACTCTGTAACCTGGGATTGAATTTTTTCACCACTTCCCTGTTGTGTAACGTTAATTGTAAATCCAGAGTCCACATCAACAGAATCAATTACTTCCCCAAAATTTAAATCAACAATTTCAACAACAGCTCCTGTGTATGAAGAACTAAAATCATCTAATAGTGTGGAAATTTTATTGGATAGAGCCTTAGCTACTACCGTTGCTGTTGCATTTGTTGCAATTTTTACTTTAACACCAGTTTCTCCTGGTCCTGATGGATCAGATGCAGTGGTTGTTTCAAAATAAATGCGATATTTTTTTCCTTTTGCTGTATTTAGCTTAAATGATTTACCATTTAAACTATTAGAAACATCAGCCACAGTAGTAACTGAAGTTATTTCCTGTTGACCAGTTACAAAATTATAAGTATTCGTTGTGGTGCCATTGGTTATGGTTATTTTAGGTGTGATTGAATTATTATCAAAATCGTTAATCATTTGCTGAACACCAAGCAAATTTAATTCAAGACGTTGTTTGGTTCTTGTATTAGCAAAAAATACCGACCCTTTATATTTAGCAACATCCTTAGCAAAAGGAGGCTGATCGTTGGCTTGAAGAATCCCAGCTCCACTAGATGCATTGGTGTATAAGTTTTCGCCACGAAAAGCCTCTGGTGTAATATCGTCTAGTGTAATCTTTCCATCATCAATCTGTTGGGAAGTTGGATAGCCTTCCATCACCAATTGAAGCTCATCATTAGGACTAAGATCATCTAAAACCGCAGTTCCCGTCGCTTGAGCAATTGTGGAACGATATACCTGATAGAAATGTTCGGTTGTAATACCTCGTGGTATGGCAAAGGTGATTTTTGTGGTTGCTGTGGTTGTTAAATCCAAATCATCTATAAGAGTCTGGTCAGCAGTTGAAATGATACTTGTTGGCTCAGACTGAAGTTTTTGAATAATTGTGTCAAGATATTCTTGAAGCGATTCTAAATCCAAATGCGAAGCTGGGACTGAAGGAGTTACGGGATTCGGTATTTCTCTGTACTCTCTATAACGAATTTCCGGAGAAACAAGAGTCACTGTTCCGGTTTGAGTCGTATTGAAAGTTATTTGTGTTGCAGTTGCAGTTACAACAACCTGTTTTCCATCCAAAGTACCACTTGGGGTTAAATTAAATCCCTTTAGATCAATTATTTTACCTACACTCAAATAGTCTGTAACTGTTCCACCAGTAAAAGTAATAGTACAGATACCGCTAGTAATTGAAGCTGAAACAATTTGCAAAGGAGCTACTGAAGCTTGGTCGGCTATAAAAATATCATTATCTATTTTAGCAGCCAACGCAATTAAATTCGTTCTAATTTGTGTTGGTGTTGAAGCTAAGGTAAGCTTTAGTGTATCGATATAGTTTTTGTCATTGATTCTTGCTGCCGTTAATGGGGTATTTTGAAGACTATCCAAAGTGCTCAATACTCTCATTGTATCTCGAACAATCACCTGAGCCATTGGAAAAATAACAATACCGCGTTGAGAGGGGGAGCCAGTTAGAAGATTATCATTTCGATCTTTTTTATTCCAAACAACTCGATACGCAATCGTTGAATCTTGCGGCAAAAACCCTGTCTGAAGATTATCGGTAATAACCAATTCTGCCTTTATATCTAAAGCCTTGGGTGCACCAGATGATTCAATTTCCGCCAACCCTAAATCTGCGGCTAATTTGGCGGAAATCTTTTTAATTCCATCTTTTGTTGTAAAATATAAATTTCCATTTGATTCAACAAATTTTAATCTATTGTTAGTCTCTGCTTCTTCGACTATACCGGAAAAATCAACCATTTTACCGAGACCATTAGAATCATACTGTAACTTATTGGCATAGTGGCGAATAAGTCGGTTTCGATAAAATTTCATTTGTTTAACTCGTTGTGTATTTAAAGGAAGACGATCACCATAGAGCTTAAATCCTCGACGCTGCTCGATGATTCCGTCTCTTTTGATAACAACATTTTTTGCTTCAGTTAATGATCCCTCTGGGCGGTTTAGTTCATTTGGAGATGTAACTAAACCAGAGGCTGCGACAATAACAGTTGATGCCATTGTTTAGTTCCCTTATGGATATCGGCCTCTTGAACCACGAAATTTACCATATCTTAATAAACCGTGTTTAGCAAATATTTTCTTAGGAGAGCCTTCAACCCTATTATTAATTAACGTTGATTGTTTCTGTTCTAGTTCAGCAATTTTTGAATTGGCTGTTTGTAATCCAGCTTGATCACCCAAAGCCTCCAATATCCGAGCACAAGTTCTTTCAGCCAAGAGATTATGTAAATCACTAGGAATTTGAGGAATGATGCATTCGTGTTGTTGACAAATATAATCACCTAATTTAAAATCTGATGGAATTTTATCATCTGGAAAAAATACAGCATCGGAACTTACACCATTCGAGGGAATCCGCACATCAAACGAATAAGTTCTATGACCACCGGATGTTTGTAAAAAATCAACATACATCCTATCCTCAAAATGAGCTGGAACGGTGGCTTGAATTCCAGTCCTATCACCAACAATCATTCCAGTTGTATTGCTTGTAATTTCTGTATTTCTTTCCTCGTAAACAATTTTCACAACGGCACCACTTGAACTTGCTGTTATTCCATCAAGTTGACTAGCATTAATCGCTGAAGCTAAATTGGTCGCTGTTGCAGTTGATGAAACACCAATTGTAAAATCCGTGTTTGCTACAAAATTATGTTCACCAATACTTAAAATTTTCCCAGCCGTGAGGTTCGTGTTATTAATTGTTACTTCTTTAACAAATCCAGTACAAATAGCAGCACGTTCATTAGACACGAGTGAATTAGGACGAAGAAAATAAATCATTTCTAGTGAACCCGCGGGAGCACTACCTACTTTAGTTGGCAAAACAATGTGATTGTTTTCAAGATAAAATGATTTATGAGCATGAGTTCCAAATGAGTTTTGTTGAAATACATCTTGATTTCCAGCACCGACGTTCGTCATTTCATAAATATTACCTTGATTATCCACAAAAAACAAATCCCTGAGTTTCATTCCGATAGCTCTCTCTGGGATTTCGTATTTCTGAACATCCTCTAAAAGATCAACTTTATGACGATAAACCAAGTATTCTTCATGGTATTGAAGAAGAGTTGGAATTTGAGACAAGAACATTTCTTCATTGGCAAAATTGAGGATGTCTTCTTCATTAAACGTCACCTGCGCAACAGGCATGGATATTTTACGTTTAACAGCCTCAATCAGCTCACTTGAAGTGTAGTAGGGTTTTTTACCCATTGATTACACCTTTATTTAACTTTCAATTGACTTTCTTTGCGTTTCTTTTTAGTGAGAAGCTCAGCGATCTTAGCATCCAAATCTTCTGCTGACTCCTCTTCCTCATCATTGGATATCTCTTCTTCTCCCTCTTTTTCTTCTTCATCCTCTTTTTCTGTCATTTTGCTAAGCTTATGAGAATCGAAGCCAAGTTCGCTTTTTTTCTCAAGGAGTTCTTCAGCCTTTTCAATTCCCTCTTTTAATCCTTCTGGAGAATCCGACATAATTGAAACCTTCATTCCCTTGGCATTTTTCATGCTATCAAACATCATGTCATCCATCTCTTTCATAAGAGACTTTAGTGTGGCGAGTTTCGCCTTAGCTTCCATTGGGGACATTTTTCTACCATTTTTCAACATTTTATACTCCTAATTAGTTGATATTAATATACTTTAGTTGTTAAAATTGAATATTGTCCTGACCTGACCCAGTCCAAGTTGCCGTTGTGAATGTTTGAGAATGAGTTTGCAAATCATTAACATCATCTTCTAGCGCATCAATTTGAGCTTGCAATAAAGTTGTAAATGAAGCATCGCTCTCATTAAAAACCGTTTGGAGAACTTTCATTCCCTGTAATTCTGAACGTCCTTTACTAGTTTTACTCATATTCTTTCCTTAGTATTGTGCCAATAGCTGTAATGCTATTTCTTTATCTTCCTCTGTAATTAACACGCCATCCGGAGTAATAGCACTTATTAGTTGCTTAGCTAAGGTTGGACGACCAGCACGCAACGCTGCTTCCGGTGCCGAAAACAGAGATTGTAATTGTGTTATTTGCTCAATTGATAGATTTTTTTCCAAATTTGATCCAGCAATAAAATCAAGCACATCCTGACAAGCCTTACGAGCCGCAGCTCCGGCTTGTAATTTAGCTTGTTTTTCTGCCTCTATTTGCATTGCATTTTGAACAGGAGCAATCAAATCAAACAATTGATCCATCGTAGGGGCTGGCACATTAGCAAATCGCCAACCGTCCCCTCCAGCCAGAAACAAATCAATATTCAAGCTATCATTTTCAGTAACAGGCTTGTCTTTGAGATATTCACCAACTAACAAAGCAACGTCATGATCAAGTAGACATAAACGTTTAACTTCTGCCATGGAAGGAACTTTTTCGTAATATGTTTCTTCAACAGGAATAATTTCCGTATATGCTTCACGAGCTGGAACAATAACATTGCCTTCCTCATCTAATTCTTCCGGAACAGCAGGATAGTCAATTTCTTGTTCAATAAGTCGCACTTTAGCAATTGGTACAATTTCTCCATCAACGATTGAGTAATCTACGCCTTCAATAAATCCTAGTTGTGATAGTTTTTGTATGAGCATAGTTTCTCCTTATTTCAATTTTTGAATTTTGACGGATGCGGTTAATATATCTTCACCGAAGTTTGTAGATGCACCACCTAGACCAAAAGTGTCACCCACCGCGACTCGATACTGTAACTCAAAAACCTTTGTTGAAGAGATTGTTACAATTCCCGAACATGAAGCTGGCATAAGTGCACCATCTGAAATATTGCCCCCGTAAACGTTAAATCCGAGCAATGTTGTTGTGCCGTCTGTTATATTTCTCAATCTAAGCTGATTATCGCTGGTTCTTAAACTTGAAAATCCGGTTATATCATAGCTACCGGCTGGAATTGTGATTTGGTTAGATGAAACACTAATCCCAATACCAGTCGGGTCATTTAGTTGTGAAAGTGGTACGGTATTCCACGCTCCGGCAACTGAGGTTCCACCACTAGTTGCAGGAGGTACAAATCTCTGTACATATGCAATTCTAGGCTGAACTAAGTTCAGTCCGGTTAATGCTGGATTTTTACTAGCGTTTATTACGATATATCCATTGGTTTGTGTTGTTGTATCGCTAAAGACAAAATTACTAGTAGTAACAGAAGCATTAGCTGAAAAACCGGAATCTAGGATTAAAATTCCCGTAGCTTCGTTATAATCTTTGATATGCATTCCAGTATTGAAAGTAGATATTGTATAAAAATCCAAACTACCAGAAATAGATTTACCAGTGTTTTTATACAAATCCAATGTCTTACCCTTTAACCCCTTACCGATTTGTATCGCAATTGCGGCTGGTTGAGCTGCTGTACTTGCTGCATTATATGCTCTGGCAAATATCTGTATACCATTCACATTCATATCACTTGTGGATTGTGTGGGAGCTGTTGTAGTTTGTGTGCGAGTATTGCTGTTTGCAGCATAAGTGAAGGTAATGAATGTTCCAACAGGAGCGTCAGCCAATGTAGTTAAAGTGTATTGAGAGGATGGTGCGTAAACTAAACGAGCTGTATCTGTTGAGAATGTCTCTGGTGCTGTTAGGATTTGATCAGAAAGTGCCGTCGCCAGCACTGAAACATCAGCGTGGGAAAAAGTCCCCCCAACATACACGCCCCCTAAAAACTCTATAAATTCTCCTGTTACCAATGATATTTCTATTGAGCTTTCTGTACCAATAGTAATTAAGCTTGCGGAAGCATAGTTACTATTAGACTTAACTGGTACGTTACCATTTAAGTACCACACGGCGGATGCCCCCGGGGCCGAACCAATAAAAGATATTGACCCACTAGCATTTATATTTATATTTTTTAATGCGGTAAATCTAATTCTCCCCGCCGTGGGTGTAGAAACTCTAAATAACTTGGAGTTTGTCGCCCGTCTTACGATAGATGGTTGAATTGAAGCATTCAGACTCGCAACATAGGTTTCAACTTCAGGTTGTGGAATATTCACAAATGGAGTAACATCAACACCTGTTACATTAGGCTTGCCGACTTTGGTGATTGTGAAACGACAGTTGTCATTATCAACAGAAACAAATCCGTCAGTATGTGCTCGAATTATATCTCCAGCTTGCAGTACTCCCTGCCAACTACAAGACAGAGTTCCAGCAGATGCATTGCCAGCAGAATCCAAAACTAGTGATGTAGTAGTGGGGGACCCAGCAAGAGTTATTATATTCGTAGAAAGTTCTGTTCCGGTTGCATTTTTAGTTATTCCCATATTAACATTAGGTGGAACTTGTTCTGAGTAACTTATGCTATAGACACCGGCACTCTTCACAACAAAACTATCACCATTCACAGAGCTTGATACATACTCAATATCATTACCAATATTATCCCTAACATTGCTAAATCGACGTATTCTAGTAGCTGAGGAGCCATAACCATTCGCAGTATCCACGCGCACTGAACTATCGCTTTCACTGAATTGAGGTAATGTATTGGTTACTGATACGGATATGTCTTGTTCTTGGAATGATAGATTGAGTGAGTTTCTAGCGTCGCTTGCAATAGTTACAGGCGAGCACACTCTTAAAACATCTCCAATATTTACGTCAGTTACCTCAGATACATTGACCCCATAGTTTGTAGCCGCAGTAGAAAAACCCAAAATTTCAGAGGCAGAACTTGGAAATGCAGTAAGTAAGGTTTGATTTTTTGTTATTGCTAACGAAAAACCTGCTGAGGATAAGATCACAGTAGAGGAAATACTTAATCTACCTTTTTTCTTCATTATAATTCTAGTACCGAGTGCGGCGTCACTTAATACTTCAAATGCATCACCGCGAAGCTTAGCTATGTTATCAAATCTCACAATAGCTGTTGCAGTTGTACCTCTAGTAGATGCTCCCTCCATACGTAATTCTGATGTAGGAATTGTAATTTTTTGATTAGGGTTGATATTGATTTGTTTGAGGGAGCCTTGTTTGGTGATTGTTAATGCTGCAAACCCTGCCCCGACGTTACCAACTGTACTTTCGCTATGTAAACGTACAACATCCCCTTCTTTTAAAAAGGCTGTTGCTGACACATTAGCTATATTGTTAGTCCCTGTATCATATCCACTGGTTAACTTGTTAACACCATTAATACTTGAAAAGTTTGTTGATAACTGTGTCGAGTTTACAGAAAATCCAACGCCAGCAGCTGATGTACCAAGGTCTTGAGAAAAGTTAAATGTGTAAATACCATCACTTTGAATTATAAATCTAGCACCTAAAGCAGCATCGTCGAGATATTGAATATCTGTTCCAATATTATCTCTAACAGTACCACTAATTAATGTGAAAATACGAGTGTTGGTTGTTCCAAGAGCTGGTGTGAAATCGGTAATTCTAAGATAGCTATCGCTTTCTTTTATTAATGCACTCTGTGCAAGTCCAATTGTTTCAGTTTTGGTTGCTTCCCATCCTTGAATAGGAACAGTAAAAGTTATACCATATGATACAGGACTGTTATTTAAAGATATGTTTGTGGAAGAACTTCCAATTGAGTTAGTTATCGTATTTCCTGCACTAAACGCATGTACTCCACCGATTAATCTAATTTGATTACTAGAATAAACGGTTGCCACACCATCCAACATCGCAGTTCCACCAGCTTGGAAAGAACCAACAACCGCAGTGGGTCTTTGGGTATTGGAGTTTATATTTGCGGTATATGTGCTGGTTTTTGTTAAATCAATTTGACCAATACTCGATGGAATCGCGAAAAGATAATCACCTGAACCAGCTGTTCCGGCACCTGTTTGAACATATTCCATGCGGATTTCAGCAGAATCACCGGAGCGTCTCCAAAGTACTCGGTCGACCGTTGTAGTTCCCTTGGTTGGGTTTGTGGTAGTTGCTGTAATAGTAATTGGACCAGCATCAACCCATTCAGTAACAACAGGCACTTCAAAGCTAGAATTACCGGTTAATGCTTTGGCTGGAACAAGGTCTGTGGAAACAACTTTTTTAAGTTCGGTTGCTTTTAGATTTTTCCCTTTAAACTTAAGTTTAAAGTTCACTGAAACATCCGCCAATCCCAACTGAGCACCAGTACTTGACCATGGTAAAGAGTTTGTTATGTATCTAAATGAATTGTCGGACCATTTAATTGCATATCCAAGTCCATTAACACTACTTGTTTGGTTTGTAAACTGGCCTTCTATGCTTATTATTGACATATCTTTAATAGTTTGCGTCGCAACAAAGGTTCCTGTGAAGCTTGGAATAGTTGAATCAAATTCAACTCCCGATGGAAGAGAAACAAGATAATCACCCGAACCATTTGCGCCCGCGCTCGTCTGTCTAAACTTATATTCAACTTCGTAATCTTCTCCGACCTGTCTCCACCTTACCGAATCTTCGGATGTTGTTCCTTTCGTAGGTGGGGTTCCCGTGGCTCCAATTTGTATTGGTCCAGCATCAACCCATTCAGTAACAACGGGCACTTCAAATTGATATTCAGTTTGACCTAAATTAGCAGTTCCTATCCAGTAATTACGGATAACAATGTCATCAATAATACTTTCTGGGTTTCCTGATTGTGGAAGTGCTGTGATTTTATAAGAGAAGCTTGAACAGTTATCTGGTATTTTTACACCAAATTGGAATGTTTCAACATCACTTGTCGCAATAATTTGTTGCGACTCTTGTAAATCAATATTGTTTGTTTCGTCACGGAATTGAATAATTAAGTTACCGGATGCAGCAGTAGACTTGGCTGCCAAAGAAACCGTCATTGGACGACCTCTGAATTTCAAATCAACCGGAATAGTTTGTTTAAATGATTGATCAACTCCTGATTGATGAACAAGTTTGGCGGAAACGGCTCCACGAATAGTGCCAGTTTGAGTTAAAATTAATCCGGTTTGAGTAAAATCACTCAAGGCAGCCGTATCAAAGTTTTGAACTAACAGAGTGTCAACATCGCCTTCTCCGCCAGAACCGACAGAAACGAGATTGTTATCAACAATCTGAAACATTTCTTTAGTGTCTGTAGCAAAAACCAATTGACCATTGGTTGCTGAAGCTGCATATGTTTGGAGGTTGGCTTTTGTATCCTGTTTTACATCAGAACGAACAGGTGTTTGAATGTTTGCACCTTGAAGAGTTTTATTTGTTAAAGTTTGAGTTGTTCCAGTTCCAACAACTGAATTACCAGCACCAATTCCATGAACGTTTTGTGTGGCGGTCACATGACCTTGAATATCACCATCAAGTTCGTTAATGGCTGCTTGGACATCTGTGGCAGAGATAGTTCCAGCCGGAACATTGGAGATGGCTGAAGCATCGTGGGCATCTGACGTATCGTTAATATGACCTTGAATATCACCGTCAAGTTCATTTATTGCAGCTTGTACGTCAGTGGAAGAAATAGTTCCAGCTGGTACGTTAGAGATAGCTGAAGCATCATGTGCATCAGTTGTGTCATTTAAATGGTTTGTTAGGTTAGATGCATTTGTTGTGATATTTGTTTCAGCAGTATCTAATCGAGATTCAACTTCGTCGATAGCAGCTTGTACATCAGTTGCAGTTAAGTTAGAACTTGTATTATCGTATGAAATAGCTGAAGCATCGTGAGCGTCTGTAGTGTCGTTGATGTGGTTTTGGATAGCACTATTCAAACTGGAGGTTGAATAATCAAGAGAGAGTTTTGATTCAACAATTCCAGCAGCTGCTTTAATATCAGCATTTTTAATATTAGTAATAGTATTTTGGTCAGCATCAATTGTTTTGTTTGTGAGCGTTGCGGAGTGCGCTTCAGTAACAATGGGGGAAACTGAAGTTCCATTATGATAACGCAGTTTACCGTCACCATCCAAAACTTCTAATTCACCCTTAGCATCGGCTTCGGATGAAGTTTTTGGTACAAGTCCAAGACCTTTAAAAAATTTTTTAATACCTAGCACTTCTTAACTCCTATTATTCATTCAAAATAGCAATAGCTCGATAGGATAAAAGACCAGTGTGATTGATACCAGTCACCAATTCTGTTGTAAAACGAATTTGTCCTAAATCTGTAATGGAAAAAGTAATTTTGGCATCTCCAACGTAGTCTCTTTGTATTTCCCATTTATTATTGACTGGATTGGCATTGTTAAAAACAATTTGAAGAGTTCCACACTCAGCCAATTCAACACCATCCGGTGGACCCGAGTTGACCGTTTTTCGATAAACCGTATAAAAAATAGTAGCCCCTCTTACTTCATTTGAGGGAAAAACTAGATTATTGATGGTTACATTCGTTGAAGGATTATTGGCATCAATGTTTTGTACTTGAGGAGCAACATCGTATGTGCCGGCAACGCCGTTGATTGCCACGGTTAGAGTTTTAATTGCATCAATAACTCCGGGTGCCCAATTCGGAGAAGCCCCACTTTCCGGAAGTTCAACAGGGGTACCTTGAATAGTTAGTTTAATTGCCATGTTTGCCCTTGATAAGCAGACTTTATCAATGTTAGTTGTTAAAAAATGCCCTAACTATTGAAAGTTATTTTCATCTTGTTGAAAATACAACATACTAAAATAAAAAAAAGGCCCGGCATTGCACCGGGCCAAAAACTTAATGTTTTTCAGGAATTAGGTGTTGTTAACGATACCTGTGATCAGTACGTTGTGTGAAGGCATAGAAGTGAACAAGGCTTGGTCTGTATAGCAGCGAAGCTCAAATCCAGCGGCGTTTTCTAGCTCACGGAAGAAATCGTCACCGAAGCCAGGACGCTTGAAGGATACATCCTGAGAGCCTACGCGCATCCAGCTTGATGGCTCAAGCAGATAGGCATAACCTTCTTTCACATAGATTGAAGGGATGATTTCGATTTCGCCGTTTTGGCTGTGGAACAGAAGACCCTTAGAACCTTGCTCAAGCTTACCAGCACTGTAAGAACTGTCGTACTTACGAAGAGCAGCTTGCTCAGTCAAAAGATCAGCCCATGTACGAGGGTTAACCAAGCAAACAACTTTGCTATCCAAGCCCTTCTCAACAGCACGAGCAATAGCGCGGTTCAAGTGATCGAAAGAAAGTTCGTTGTTACCAACATCATAAACGTTACCACGGAAAAGCTGGAAGGTAGAACGGTCAATGTTGAAAAGTGTACCGGTTTGCTCTTGAAGGATTTTGTGAATTCCGATAAACTCTTTGTTGTAAGCTCCGCCGTGCCAAACAACGTCACCTGCTACAACACCGTCAGTTGTCAAGTTACCAGAGGCAATTGTGATTGTTCTGGTTGAAAAGTTAACGGATTGAACAGTGTATGAACCACGAACAGTGTTACCACCAGCGTTACGAATTTGAATTGGCATGCCCTCGGCACCAGCCCAAATGCCAGGTGCCCACTCAGCAACAGCCACAGTGAAAGTTGTTGATGTTGGTACGGTTGCGACAGCAGCATAGCCAGCACGTCCATAAAGCATTTCAATTTCAAGTTTCTTTGTTACAGAACGAAGCATATTAGCAACAAGAAACTTGGTTGCTTCTTGGAAAGCAGCGTCAGAGCCAACAGAGGCAGAAATGGCTTTGTAACCGATGATTGAACGCAGAACGAGAGCGTTACCACGAACTTCAGCGTTTTTAATTTGACCAGCAACGGCAGCAGATAGAGTAAATGCGTCTTCGTCAGAAGCAGCAAAAGTTACACCGTGTTCCATTCCGAGAATCACAGGTTGATTATACTTGTCACCGGTTTTATCCTTGGCGGAAAACTTGATCATATTCAAAAGTTTTACACCATCAGGGATAAGGTCTTGTAGTTTATCAGCATAAACTTGCTTGAACAAACCGTTGAGATTACCAACGAGGTTGTCCGAGGTCGAAAACTTGTTTTCAGCGGCCATAAAAATTTCCTTTACTTTTAAAAAAAATAGTTTATAATAAAATAGTTTTGTTAATCACTCACACCGCTCTCCATTTAGATATTGTCTTTCTGGAGGGTAAAGACAAGTCATGCCTGGAAGCAAATGAAGTTTATAACACTATAAGTTGTTAAAATTATAAGGATCTTTAATAATTTATTAAAGATCCCAATAATATTCAGTAGTTATACACCAAAAAAGTCTTTAAAAGATTGCTTTTTTACTGGCTTTGGTTCTTCTTTCGGCTTAGTTTGTGCCGTATCTTTGCTGATGGCTTTAACTGTCGGTTGAGCTTTCTTCATTTTTGACACTCGATCTTTACGAACCTTTTCAAAAACTTCTTCACCCAACAACTGAACAATACGCTCAGGTGGGAGAGAGTGAAGATGTTGACGATAATCGTTCATTAACTCTTCTTCGACAATTTGACCAATAAGATCCATGTCAGGCTGTTCCATGTTTTCAATTGCCAAACTCATGTATTCAGCCATCTTTTTAATTGCTAATGGGGTACGAGGAATGTTGAACTTATCCAAAGTCTCAGACATTTGAATATCGAACTCCTGAGCCGCTTGTTCTATGATTTTTTCCTCTTGAATGCGACGCAACTCCTCTTCACGTTGTCTTTCACGCTCCATCAATTCTTTAATTTGACGTTCTTTTTCTTCCAAAGCCAATTGTTCAGGAGTTTTTTGGGCATTTTCTAGTTCTTCTTCGAGAATTTCAGCCACTAGCTTCTTAACATCCACCCCAATATTCGGATTTGATAAAGCTTTTTTTGGATTTTCACGCAATTCATTGAAAAAAGCAACAACATCACGCTCAAGAGCCGCTTGTTCTTGGGCTTTAACTTGTGACATTTTGGCTAATTGCATTTGACGACGCATCCAGTCAGCGTGTTCTTCTGGAATTTCAAAGGGGAGCTTTTCTTTAGTCACTTTTCCGTTGTATTTTAGCTCAAGCTCCTTTAAAAGACGCTTAGCTTCCTTCTTTTCCGCTTTAGTGAGGTTAGGATCAGCATCAATCGATGCTTCTGTTGGTAATTCCACAGACCCTGATTCTTGACTTTCAGCGGATTGAAGAGAATTTTCTGTTGATTCTGGGGTTTGGGAGCTAGACTGACTAGCTGGAGCAGCAGCTCCGGTGTTTACTTCTGACATAATATTCCTTTTTCATCCCGAAATGGGGTAGAATTAAGTTATTCCGTCCGAAATTGGATAGGAATTCATTGTTTAGTTGTTAAATTTCAATTATTTATTGGATAGAGCTTTAAAAATATCTTTAGGCTTGAGTAAATTTCGGTCTTTTTTTAGCTGAAATCCTAAAATTTCTAAGGCAATGCCACACCATTCCGAACAAATAAAGGATTCTTCGTCTTTTGTGAAAGGATTTTTTTCTAATTTAAAAATATCTGCAAGCACAATACCGAAAATTTGTCGTACACTATAAGGTTTTCCAACCATTTTCATGGCATGTTCTAATAACCGATCGTGTTGCTCTTCACTGATCTCTAATTCAAACTCGTTGGTAATGTGATTATTTTGCAAAAATACCTGTTTAGTCATAAAATTCATCATATCATGACTGGCTTGGTAGATTAAGGGGATGTGAGGGAACCTTCTATTTTCAAATTCGATATAGCAATGAGAGTATTTTGTGCGATCCCACAATCGAATAGCAACGGAAAAAATTGCAAACCTTTTTGTTGAATATGAAAATCCGAATTTAATTTTTCTCATATCATTTTCGATTGTAAAATTTGAATCCAACTGTCAATCATTTCTTGTGTAACGAATCCGTCTGGTTGTTTTTGTTGTAAAGCATACAATGCAGTTGGGAAGGCTCCCTCTCTTATAGCCAAAAGAACATCCGAATAAGCCACGAACATCGCATGAGATTGAGCTGCTGTTATACCCAAAAGAGTATTTTGAACGTATAAATCAACTAAAATTTGAGGAGCTAGAGATTGATAGTATTTAATTCGACTTTCAACCATTTTTTGAACTGAAATTTGTTGAGAAGAAGACGGAACAATTTGATTACCTTGCAAAATCCAACCAACTTCCGGAGAAACCAAAAGATTACTAACATTAATAATATTTTGATAACCTTTTAACATTTCTTGAAAATACTGCTCTTCATTAGCAATATCATCAACTCGAACCACCACATTATCTTTTAAAAAAGCATGCAATGCCATAAACTCTCCTATTCGTCCAATTTTGTAATATCCAAAAATTCAACATCTTGACGAAGTCTAACAATACTTGAGTAAACACCCAAATGATTAATATATAAACGATCTCGGTAGGTTGTATTTAGTCTTGTCACAACAGCTTCTAGTAAAATAGTATTTTCTCCATCTAAACTAACGGATGGAATATTTGTTAAATTGATTTCTTGAAAAAAATATTGATTTGGCTGTTGAATACCAGAAACAGTATAAACAAGATTATCATTCCACCTCGGACTTACCAAATCCTCCACTTTATAAATCTTAAATGTACAAGATGATGCGTTATCTACGTTTCCTGTTATTGGGTTGTATAAATAAGCTACTACTCTTATCTTATCAAGTGTTTGAGTATTAAACTCTGCTCCCAATTTTAAAACTTGCGTACTTGTATTTAGACTAGAATCCAAATTAAAAAGAAATTGCCACTCCTTGCTATGATTTTCAACATAGCGACTTGGATGATCAATTTTTAACCATTGAGCATCTTGATTGTTGTCGTGCGCTATAAGCTTCCTAGATACAGGCATTAAGTCCCCAATAATGTAAACGCTCTAGTTGAAACTCTATTCAACCCAGCTACTGAAATTGTAATTTTAGCTGTATAGTGAGTTAAATCTGTAATAAGAGTTGCAAGAACGGGTGTTATATGGAAATAACCGTTAGCATCGGCAGTTATACCAGACTGCGTTAAACCAGCAACAGGGTTTCCACTAGCATCATATATCTGGTAACTTGCAGTACCCAAAATAGAGCCACTAAGTAATTGATTATTTTTAGTAGCCCAGAATGTTGCTCTCAACTGATTTGAAGCGTTTATAGAGAATACAGCTTTGTTGTCAAAAACTTCAGGTTCATTTCCGATAACTATATCTTCGGTAATTTGTGTTCCATCGGCTATGATAGTCACCTTAGCCACATATGCTTTTGTTGAATCATAGCCTGTGAACGTTGTTGGTGTTATTACAAAAAACCCATTAGCATCAGCAGTAATGCCCGACTCAGAAATAGACAGTGAGTTACCCTGAGCATCATACATCACATATGAACAAGTTCCTAAACTTGCTGTCATCAAATTACCCTTTCTGGTAATCCAGAAAGAACCTGTTAATTGGTTAGAATTATTTATATCAATAGCACCATTAATTTTGTAAATTTTTTCTAAAGCGGGAATTGGGATAAAATTCACCCTATCTTCGCCGTCAATATCAATAGTTATTTTGATGCTATAAGTATTATTAATTCTATCTAAGGTGTTAGATACGGCAGGAAAAACATACTCACCTTGCGAGTTTGGTGCTGGGTCAGTGCCAGCCATGCCCGACACAGCGTTACCTGCGCCATCATAAACTTGATAACTCGCGGCTCCCATAACAGCACCCGGGGAAATAGCCAGACTTCCGTTTTTGTTCCCCCATGCTTTTAATATGAATTGATTACTTCCATTGACTGCGAAAGAGCCTTCTACAGTGTAAGTATCAATAGATGTAAGAATACCAGTAGAGATGACGCTTTGGCTTACTGTATTGTTGTCTCTATTATTAACACCGTCTATTGCTCTAACTCCCACATGATAAGTAGTTCCATTTTGTAAGAAAGAGCCGTCGGGTAGAGTAAAAATATCATACTGGAGCTTATCTGTTATAGCAACGATATTTGCGGTGTTAAATAGGTTTACGTTGTTATTTGCTTTTATGTACACTTCATACCTAATTGGCGGTGTTGGGTCCGTTGCTGCAAGCCACTTTACTCGAATTTGCCCCCTCGACTCAACATCTAAAAAGTTAATACCTGCAAAAGTAGGTGGAGTCAGGTCTGTAATACAAGCCTGACTCGTGCCCTGATAAAAATTATTTTCAACTAAAAAATTAGGCATTTAAATCTCC